TGTCCGCGTACCACGTCATGCTCGTCGTTTATTTCATCGAAACCTTTTTCATTGTCCATTACACTCCTCCATATAATGTTAGTGAAGTTAGGCTACGACTTGTACATTGACTTCCGCGTAAATCTTGTTGCTAGGAAGCCCGTTCATTGGGTTAGTTACGCCGCCTGTCTGACCAGTGCTTACAATTGCAGGAGCAGAGTTGTCAAACGCAGGATACGATACCTCCACAACCGATTCACCCTCTGCAACCGCAGTCAAGAGACCTTCAGAGCTAACTGTAGCCGCCGCAGGACTATACGACACATAGGTAAGAGAGTTACTCTGATCCTGTAATGTCGCCAGTGCCGCAGCCGTAACAGCCACGCCGTTAGCGTTCTCAAGGGTAAGACGAGTAGTTGAAGATGCCGTGCAAATATACGTACCATTGCTGGCCGTATACGGTGCCACAAATCCGGTCACTGTATATGTTTTTCCTGCAAGTGCATTAGTAGCACCGTTTGGAAACACACCAATGTAAACCGTTGCACCACCCGAAGCAGCGCCCGTAGTACCGGTAAGTATAAACTGTTGCTTTGCCGTCGCAGCCTTAGTCTCAGCCACGCTACTAGAATTATTAGTCGTGATAGACGTAGTGCTAGACGCCGAAACAGAAAACGTACCGTTATTTTCCGCCGTAGAAAAACCAGCGACAACAACTTGTGTACCAACAAGACCGCTAGACCCACCATCAGGGAATGTACCGGCATAAACACCGTTACCAGTTCCAGCAGAACTTAGAGCATACACAGTACCAAGAGCAAGCTCGTTACCAGATGCATCCTTAAGATTAGGATCAAGTTGATAAGTCTCTGGATAACCACCAGCAGCCGTTAGAGACAAAACAACGTTATTATAACCCGGAGTAACTACACCAGCATTAACGTTTCCTGCAACTGCAATCTTCGCGGCAACTCCCAAACCATCAGTTTGTTGTGCCATTTATTTCTCCTTTACGCAGCGTAGAACCGACGCGAGAGGCTAAGCCCTTACGCGCCGGTCTACTCTGTTTGATTGCTTACGAAATTGCCGAAGCTGCGTCAATTTCACGAATACGAACCGTAGTATCCGGTCCAAGGCTGGTCGTAAAGTGGACCTTGTAAGAAGTCCATCCGGGGATCAAACCTTCGGGATCGGCAACAGTCGGCTCAGCATTCTGCACGATGTTACAGTTGATGTTCTGCCACTCACCATCACCAAACTCGGTATCACCTTGAGCACCAAGCTTAATGCTGAAAATGCCATCGCGTCCGAAAATGTAGGTACGCAGCGCATACAGACCAGTAATGGCACCATGAGTCCCGTCATTGTAATTCGGGGTAATGGTAACCTGATTGGTCTGGAAGAACTGAACACCGGAACCCGGAAGCTCAATCATTTCAGTCAAGTCAGTAGACACCAAATCTTCCATTCGAGCAAGACCCACAGGGGTATGCTTCAAAATGTCGATAGGCGAATCATTTGTCGAGTCTGACACAACATCACCAACAGCGAATGGGTGGATCACACCACAAAACATCTTTGATGCTTCGTCAAACGGACGGACAGAACGACCAGCAAGGCTCTGAACAGCATTACGGATAGCGTTAAGGCTAAGAGTCGTAAAGCTCGAAGTGCTAGTAGCGGGCAACTTCACCAACACGCTTGAATCAACAGCAGAAGCGCCATCAGCAGTTGCACGAACCAGACCACTCAGCGACTCACCAAGACGATACGACATTTCACGGGCAACGTTCTCAACCGTATTGTCAATAGCCGTAGCCAGAGACAGCGAAGAGAAGTTCGCGTAATCAGCGTATTCACCGATGGTTGCAGTCGTATTCAGGACGGACACAGAAATCGAAGTGCCCACAGTACCTTCCGTAGTCTGAGTGGTATTAGCAATCAGCGGAACATACATGAACATCTCGTACTGGTTACCGGCATTCCTTGGCAAGTCCAGACGTTCGGAACAAGCCACGAACGGAGTCTGAGCTTTCAGGTTCTCACGAAATTTCTTCAACAATGTTATTGCCCGAAACTCGGACAAAGCTAGACATTTCTGCTAACTTCATACAGTTTTCATTCCTGTATGATCGGACTATCGCATCGCGTATCGTGAAGATTAAGATATGCATATATCTTTTCCAACAATGTTGGATGATTCTCCACTACACCAACCAGTATATTGCAATACCAATGAACAAGTCCGCGAACTTTTTCAGAAACATGGTCATGATCCACTTGACAATTTCTGTCAAACACATCGGCCATTGGTTCGCCGCACACTGCACACAAACTTTTTTGGTCTGCATACATTTTTTCCTTGTCCGCAATCGTTATCCCATACTTGCGCTCAAGGTGTGCCGGTGCATCTCTGTGTGCATCACGGTACTTTTTGGCATACTTACGCATCTTAACCCGATTGCGTTTACGCCAATCCGCTTGATATTGTTTTATCTGTTCTGGTGTTCTTGTTTTACGCGCCATCTCATTTAGTCTCTCAGCGTGCCTTTCGGCTTCGCCCTTGTTGGCATTTCAGCTTTCAAGTCAATTAGAGGCAGTTTTACTACGACAAGATTATCGTTTATCGTAGAACTTGACAGTAGACTGCGGAAGTTGGGCTTGGCCGTTTCCAGCAGGAGTATATGCCATTTGTGAATTTCCTCACACACAGGTACGCCTTAACCTTCTCCTACTCCCATAAGATAGGTAGCGTTACCGCCCTCTATGTGTGCGGCCCGTAAAGTAGTAATCCGACTACATTCGTAACCGTTTCGATCAGGGATTTGACCGAGTGTGCCTCTCACATAATTAGGGAATGCCGTACAGTAATCCGACTGCCGAATCATTCAAATCTTTCCCGATTCCCTAAAGAATCTGGACCACTATATAAATATAGTGGGATGAAACTTATTGTTGGGCTTGCGCCCTCGCACGCCTACGAGACTCAGCCTCTTGTTCAAGCCTTGCCTCAAGCGCGACATTCTTTGGATCGCTCAAAATCCATCTACGGTATACTTCGGACGGCATGGCATTGATTGCCGACAATCCTTTGTATAACTTTTTCTCACCACGCACCAAAACCTCATAAACAACTTCGTCATCAGAGGGTTTAATGGGCGCAGATGAATCAGAGTTTTCACGATTGAATCCAGTAGGAATATGAGCAGTACCCGGCGTAAGATCGGGAGTCTGTTCTACCACTGGTGCTGGTACTGGTGCCGCTTGCACAACAGGCTCAACAACAGGAACCGCTTGCACCGGTACAACAGGAACCGCCTGCACTGGACGCTCATCTTCAGGAACATCCGTATAACTCACAACCAAAACACCAGACTTTTTCAACGTGTCATAAGCCAGTTGAAAATTCTCCCTTGTTGGAGCCAAATCGTAACGCACCATCCAACTTGTAATAGCCTCAAAATTGCCATTACACTTAACATAATCTGGATTGGCAGCTACAAACGCATCAGACTCAATCTTGGCAAGAATACGAATATTCGTGCCCTGCACTTCTGCAAGAGTCTTTATAATCTTCTCAGGCTGCACACCAAATTTAGCAGTAACCAGTGCATCACTAGCTTCGTCAAACTTTTCAGGGTCTAGCAAATCACGAGAAATCTGTATTCTCTGCTCATCAGTAAGAGTAACCGGCTTAAATGAAATAGGTTCAGCAAACTTAGCAGACTCGGCAGGAATTTCATCAGCTTCCGCAGTTCCAAGACGATTCTGGCGCGTAACAGAGCGCAACTTTCTAACCAAAAGCGTGTTCTGTTCCGCCAACTTATCTGCCAACTCTTCAGAAGTCCTATACTTGATAACCTGCTTTGCTCCGAGTGGTCTGCCTTCCTCATCTTTAGGCTGATAAACATACCGAAGTTCAGGAAGCTCAACTGGTGCAACAGCAACGGTCTCGGCCACTACAGGCACCTGTGATTCACCGTCCTGTACGGCGTTATTATCTACGTTCTCTGCCATTAAACTCCTCCTTCAATAAGCAGATCAAGTGATTCGTCACGTTCCACGTCATCTGGTGTACTAGGACGCTCACCAATATCCAACACGCCCTCAGTGTCGTCTGAGGGAGTATTAGACTTATGTTGTGCCATATACTCTTTATACGTCGCTATTTCAGAGTTCACATGATTGACCAGTGACGTAAACAATTGCGCAGCTACCTTACTCATCAAAAAACGCGCAAAAAGTAAGTCTTTGTCGTTTTCTGGCGTGTTTAACAAATAAGTAGTGTAACCATCAACTACAGATTTGAAAATCTTATTGAAAACTACTTGACCGGGAGTTGTAATAGTTTGCATCAACTGTGCCCGTTCATCGTCTGTCAATGTGATTTCTGGAAAATATGCTTTCTCGTCCTGCATTTAACCTTTCCCTCCTCCGGTCAAATGATTAGACCACTGAGGGCATCATACCCTCAAGTCCACCCGTAGATGGAACGCCCTCAGTAGCTTCGCTCATTGAACTATCCCTGAATGAAGCTACAACAAGGTCGCGT